TGTAGTTTGTTTATCTTTGTTTCATACATTGAATACGGCAGTTCTTCTAAATCACTCATGCCAACATTTAAAAGATTGGCGTCTATTCTTTCAGCAATTCTTTCTTCTGCCATTTCTAATGTGATATATAATACATTTTTACCTTGTAATAAAATAGATGAAGCAAGGTGTGTCATAAACATTGTCTTACCAACACCAGTACCTGCCAAACATATATTCAAAGTCTTACTTGGTATACCGCCTCTTGTAATCTTATTGAAAAAATCTAAATCTAATTCTAATCGTTCCTCTTTTCTCTTATAAAAATCATATCGTTCTTTTGATTCTTGTAAATAATCATGACCAACTTTTTGGTCAAAGGATACTGATAATGCTTCTGATAACATTTCTGGAAGATACTCTGGAGTATGGTCTTTATCTTTACCATCAAGTATCTGAATGCCACCAAGTATTGCATTATGTATTGCTCTATCTTTACAAAAAGTTTCTGTTGTTTCTACAAGCCATTCTAAATTAATAGGTTCTGGATTTAATGTAGATAATATATCTGTAATCTTTTTATATTCATCTTCATTAACACTTCTATTACCATTAATTTCAATTGATAAAGATTCTTTTGTTGGAAGATTGTTATACTTGTTTACAAACTTATAGATTTCTGTAAATAATAACTTCTCTAATCTATCAGTAAAATATTCTTCTTTGATAAAAGGTAAAACTTTTCTACAGTAATCTTCATTATGGATTAAATTTTTAAGTGCTGTTCGCTCAATTCTTTCCATCAAGTTCCTTTTTCTCTTTCAAGTTATCATCTAACAATACAACTAATATATCACCAATATGGTCAATAAATTCTTGACTATCTGTATCAGCGTCTATCTTGTTTTCAATAACTGTATAATCAAACTTCATGGGTAATTGACCATCAACTGCTTCTGATTCAGGTGCAAATCCTACATTACCATACTTGTATGCTATACCAGCATATGGTCCACTAATCAATTTTAAGCCTGTAAAGTCCTCCTCAGGTACTTCAACATAGATAAAATCTTCTTGATGTTTGGGACTGGTTGTCTTATGGGGTTTTGGGTAGTTCTGTTTCAATTACATCTCCGTATTTAAATTCTTTCACACAAACCTGGTCTAACTTTTCTAATATTTCTTTAGTGAAATATTTTGTTGGATCATTGTTTATTGTTTTACCAAAGGTCTTAGTACCATCAGGCAATTCTATTCTTGTGGAAACTTGTTTAAATATATTATATTTCAATGCTAAATCTAATAGACCATAGTATCTATCTAAACCTTTGTCATATGTTAACCTAACATCTACTACTTTATTCTCTTTTGTCAATCTGGATTTGTAATTTTTACAATGAATAATATTACCAATAATTTCTGTACCATCTTTTTCTTTTCGTCTGGACAAATAGACAATAGAACTAGCCGCATATTTGAGACCAGAACCACCTCCCATTTCTTTTTGAGGGTACATACTACCGATAACATCATAAGTATGGTTAGTTATTATAAGGGGAACTTTTGCTTTCCCAAGTTTTAGTGTGAGTACTCTAAAGGCAGCTTTTACAATCTGTGCCCTTGTCATATCTTTAGTTTCTTTTCCGTCTGTTGTATCTTCAATTTCTTTAGTAGTTGATAACATACCTAAAGAATCTAATACAAGTAATAATGGTTTTTTCTCTGAAGGATCTTGATTAGTGTATTTGTCTAATACAGTTAACGCTTGATGTCTAAATTCTTGAACAGTAGTAACTGGCATAACAACCATACGACTACTATCTATATCTCTTTCTTCAATAATTTCTTTTGAGATTGCTGATTCTGATTCAAAAAATATTACACCGGCATCTGGATTTTGGTCAAGGAAGTTTTTACACATACCTAGTACAAAGAATGTTTTACCTGTTGCACTTTCACCTGCAATAGCAGTTATCTTATTTGATGGTAACCCTTTGTGTATACCACCACCTAGTAATGCATTAAATATATAAGAACCTGTATCAATAAAATCTGTTACATCTCCTGTAGCACCATCTGATACTAGACTTGCATATTCATTACCTGTTTCTTTTATAATATCTTTTAAAAAATCACTCATTAGTTACCTTCACTTTATATTCTTTATGCATATCTGGTTCTTTAAAATTACTTGCATATTCTTTTTCTCTATGTTCACCGCCTTCAGTTCCGTCAGCATAGATAGAATGAAATGTCCATTCGCCTTTTTTGCCATTTATTTCTCGTTGATAAACTGTAATCATATTATACTATATATATCTCTCCATGTCAAGCAAAAAACTCATCTAAAGTTGCCTTTCTTGAATATTTATATAGGTCTGTTTCAGGTCCAAAACACCAAACATTTTCTATAAACATTTTATTCATATGTTCATCTAGTTTTTCTTTACTGAAATTACCATCTTCATCATTAAATACAGCCTTACCTTGTGGTCGTTGCATAATTCTCATGCCAATTTGACCAAGAAATTTATCTTTAAACTTATCAACTAATTCATCACTAGAACGATATCTTTCTCCGTGTACTTTTGGATCCATAATATTCACAAACATATACTTTGATACTTTCATTGTATTTTCTGCAACTGGTAAATAAAAATCATCACGCCATTTATCATATTCATTAAACTTTGCCCAAGATTGATCTTCTTCATGTTCACCACCTTTGTTATATTCTTCGGTAGAGAAATATGGAGGACTTGTAAATGCTGTATCAACATCTTTGATTTCATCCCATGGTAAATCTTCAGCACCACATCTATATATGGTTACTTTTTTGGTTGCATTAATAGTAAAATGGTCTCGCTCTTCTTTAACAATAGGATTTTCGTTACCCAATATTCTTTCATACTCATCTACTTGGTTCATGTATCTTGCAAAAGTATTTGGATTAGGATCACAACCAATATATTCTTTTGCATTTGATGTATAGAATCCTGCAAGTCTATCACCCCAACCACAACTAGTATCTAATACTTTTTTAGCTTCTGTAATATCATAGATTGCTTTTGCAACTACTGGTTTAAATTGTGTTGCAATATAAGTACCCAATCTAAATGCCGACATATAACTCTTAGCACTTAATTCACCACCAATCAATTCTTCTTTACCTTCTATCATAACTTTTTGAACACCATTTATACCTCGCCATATAGGTCCAAAACACTTCCATATATCATATGCTGTACCATTTTCCCACACTTCTTTCGGGGCTCTAAATCCATAACTACCACAAGCCAATCTTAAATCTTGATGAAAGTAATTTGATACATCATTAAAGGTACTGGCACCATTTATTAAACCAAGACCATACTTCTCATAACTATATTTGTAGTCATCATATTTTTCAAATACTTCTTTTTCTACTTGTTCATTTGGTATGCAAATAGAAGCTGTATCAAACTTTTTCAAGTCATAAAAAGACTTTCTCATATCATCTTTACTTATTTCTTTAAGTGGAAATACAGGTCTTTCACTTGCAATATAGTCAGCAAGATTTGTTCTCATTTTGTCTTTGCCGTATTCTTTGTTCATTCTTTCAAATGACTTGTTGTCTAGTATAGGTAGTTTATCATCGCTAGCAGCGTCTAATAGACGGTTATATAGTATATTATCTCTAGTATAATGAGTAAATGCATTTTCTTTCATATTATTTGCAATCGTTTGGTTGTTCAAAACAATGGGTTAATGGAATATCTAAAGGCACATCAGGTGCAGGTGTACCAGATGGTTGGTCATTACATTCTGGACACTCATGGTTTAGTATAGATGTGAACCCAAGTGGGGCGCAACTGACTAATAAAAATGTGAATAATATTTTGTACATTAAAAAAATGAATCCAATGTTGTGTGCCTCTCAAAATTCCATCCAATTGCCTTTACAATAAATCGCAATGGTTCTAAAAATGACTTATCAAATTGATTATCATAATCAATGTATTTGTGTAAGTCAAACTCTTTTGGTAATACACCAATAAAGGATATTACATCTTGATGTAAAGTATTAGGTTCTTTTAATTTAATAAACTTAATCTTATCACCCTCTTGTATCTTCTCATACTTTGTTAATCTTTTTTTCTTTAGTATATTATTATATAGTAAAGCACCTCTCACATGAATTGGGCATCCTTTTAAATATATATCTTTTGTTGAAGAATACTTTTCAAGATTATTACATGAACGAGGATAAGCAATTTCTTCTGGTGGTAATGTTTTAAAATGTTTTCTAAAATCTTCTATGAATTGAATTAAGGTCGCCTCATCTTTATTCATAATAATTTTTAACGCCTCTTTGATTTTAACTCTACAAGGGGCGGGTGTGGAAGATTTAACTGCTTCAATACCCATCATTTTTAATTTAGGTTCTTTCAATTCAACACCTTCTTCATTATAAACATTTAAAATATATCTTTTTTTAGCTGTCCAGATACCTTTGTTTGCTATTACTTCTCTTTTCATAATCATTTTTTGGTCAAATGCATTTACATATTTAGCAAGTTTATCAAAACTATTATCTATTTCTTTTTGTAATGTTTCTTCACAAAACTTATCCAATACTTTAACAATCTTTCTTGTATTCGTTTTGTCTTTAAATATCTTATCAACAACTGCACCAAGTTTAATATAAATGGAATCAGTATCAGAAGCAACAACATAAGATACGCTTTTTGTTTTCAGTAAAGTATTTAAAAACTTATTTACATCTCTTTCAATCCATCGAATAGTTAATTGACCTGCCATTGTAATACCTTCTGCATGGCGAACATCAAAGTATCTAAAATATTGATTACCAATAGCACCGTAAGCACTATTCAATGCAATCTTTCTTGCTAACTGTATATTGTGATTAGCAGAAATTTCTTTTTCATATCTTTTATCACCAGTTTCTTGATACATAGATTTTGCTTTAAGCATTTTATCTTTATAGATCACTCGTTCTTTATAAAGTTTCTCCATAAGTTCAGGAAGAAAACCTCGTTTATCAGTTCTGAATTGAGCACCATTTGGTGTTATTGTTCTTTTATCAAGGTCAGATAAGTCAGATTTTTCATTTAACATATCAACTACATTAACTTTATTCGGTTCAAAATTAACCATTGTTTCAGGAGATATATTATACTGCATAATTAAATGTGGATACAAACTGTTTAAATCAAAACTACAAATCCAATCGTGAAATCCTACAACTGGATCTTTTACATAGGCACCTTCAAAGCCATCAGATTTTTTAGATTCTTGAACAGCAGGTGGTACAATATTCTTTGACCGTAAGTGATTATAGATTATCGTATCCCAAACTCTAACTTGACCGAATACATCTTGATAGTTTACCTTTGCCTCATATGCCATCGTTAAATGTAAAGCAATCAACTGCATTTTATCTTCTAACTTATCTACTAGTTCAACATCTTGAATGTTATACTCAACAAATAACTGATGGTCATTTTGATAAAACTCTTTAAAAGTATCAAATGGATTATCTAGTTTGTTTTCACCCAATTCTACTTCGCCAATGTAATCTAGTTTATAACTTT